TTTCGGTTGTTGCCTTTTACATACTGGTCGTCACCTTCTACGATGTTAGCAAACCATGCATCAGCGTCTTTCGGTGCGCGTCTACCTACACGCGGCCCAACCCAAAAAGTACTGTGCTGCTTGTCAATTTGCCAGACCTTTATGGATCGCCGTAGCGTGCCGGGCTTTATATCAAAACCACCTTTGCCACCTCGACGGATCCGAATAGTTTCGCGCGCGTCTACAATGTTGTTAAGCATTTCATCTTTGTAAATCTTGCCGACTGCGCGATGGATTCGCTTCTGGACATTCTGATCGCTGACCTGTTTACGTAGTTGCTCGAATTGTTTCATCAACGGCTTTATGTCTGCGCCGATTCCTTCAAAGCCAAGCTTACCACCTTTCTGCTCAAGTGATCCCTGTGCCATGTGTTCCTGTTATTTCGCAAAGTAAAATAAGCTGATCATTGCGCCCAACTTCCTCAATGCCTTGGATGGTATACGTGTTGCTGTTGTAGATAACGCGGTCCGCTGGATTGATTGCCCGCGTGTCCGTGCTGCTGCGGATCTTAAACCGTAGCCGCTGCACCGGCATATCCTGATCGCCGGTAAGCTTCTCGGCCATACCTTCGCCAGCCTTCATCAGTTCAGCCCATACGGTTACGAGCGTAGACCATGACGGCACGCGCTCACCGTAGGCGTTGGTGCTGGTCGTGTAGTTCTGCACCTCTATTCGTCGGTCGCTTTGTCCTATCCTCATACTGAAGTAATAACGCGGTAAGGGTTTAAGATAGCGTACAAGCCGAGCGGTAAGGTGGTGGCAATCGTACCGGCTACGACTGGCTGCCGCTGCTCGTATAGGTGTGCAACCATCCACCGAATGGCAGTAATAAAAGGCTTTGGTATATCAGCCTCGGCATATCCGACATTCATATTCACTTGCACCGCGTTAAAAGTGTCGTCATAAAGATCCGGCACGTTGTCAAATGTGATCCGCGCGGCTTTGGTTTTTATATCGGCCCACCACTTAGCTGTCGCCAGTGTCTGCGTTGTGTTCGCTGTGTCCGTGTACTGCACTGAAGCAATGGAGTTGACCGGACCGATAGGCAGGCGGACGTTATAAAAGAAATCAATGTATCCGACGGCGGTAACATCACCAAGCCGCGTATTGCAGTAGTCTTCAATCCACGCTATTGCTGCATCTCGATAGGCTTCGATTAGCGTGTCTTCGTCCGTGTGATCTACCCTCAAATGTTCTTTGAGCTGTGCCACGGTTATAATGCTGTCGAGGTCGGGCGTTCCTGTTATTTCTACGGTCATCATGTTGCTAAAATACGGACAAAAAAAAGAGGGGCCGAAGCCCCTCCTTTCCAAACAAATAACCCAACCAAATTAAGCATTCAAGTGCTTGGCAATTGACAATGCGCCCGGCTGTCGCAAATCGAAGTCAAAGAATCGATTAACGTGCAATGCAATTTGTGCAGTGCCTGCGTCGCTGTATGGGTCAACAAGCAAATCAATGCCACCGAAGTAAGCCAAGATTCCGCCCTGTTGGAAATTACCAAAGCAAAGCGCCCCCGCTGCTGCGGTTGTGCCATCCTCCAAAAATCCATTAACAAGATAAGGCGTAGCTACGGCGTTATACATATTGAAGCGGCCATTCTCCCACAATGCATTTACAGAAGCAACCTGCGCCAATGCCTTAGAAAGGCCGTAAGCGCCGGGACTCATAACGTACGAAGCGCCGGCAAGGTTTGCACCTGCTCCAAGTGCGTCGGTTTCCATGGTGTTTACAATTGCAGCAGTCAAAGCGCCATCACTTACGCTTGACTGATTTACGGCAGTCGACGCCATGATAGTATCAAAAGCATAGTCATCTATATAGGCATTCATGGCTGCGGCCAACTCGTTAGAGATGAGTGCATCCAATTCAGGGCCGCCTTGTAAAATCAATTGCTTGCTGTACTTGGTGTTAGCTGCAACTCGCTGAGGCGTCAAATCAACTTGGTCCATTTCCATGGTAGAAGCTGCATCCGCTGAAACTTCTGTTTCACCTGTTCCTACGGCTTTGTTGCTTACACGTGGAAACTGAAGGTTTCCGGTGGCGTTTCGAATTACAGTCGTTCCCAATCCTTCGACTACCGTTGGCGCTCGCAATGCTTCGATTGCAGCAGGTACAACAGTTGGAACGAATCCCGAACCGTCGCCGCTTCCTGCTTGAAAGTCGTCAGCAGCTCCAGCACGCAAAGCAATTGAAGGAATTGCAATTTGTCCAGCCATTTGTAGTCCTTGGCTTCGTGCTTCCTTGCTTGCCTCACTTGCCCATTCTGCTTCTGCACCTTCCAAGTTTCGACCGTTTGCAACGGCAGCGACTGCACGGCTTAGGGAAAAAGAACCATTCACGCGCTCAACTTCGCGCTGCTCGGATGCGCCGGCTGTACCGCTCTGCGCCATTCGTGCAACCATATCCTGCTCACGTGTTTTGTGCTTAATCTTCACGTCCAAATCTTGGATCATGTTATCCAACTTATCGCATCGCTCTTGCTCTGCTTCTGTAAGTACGCGGCCTTCGCTGTCCGCCTTTTGGCCAATGGCTACGAATTCTTCGTAGTTCGCATTGCGCTGGCCTTTCAAATCGTTTAAAGTCATCTTTGTAATGTTTTGCGTAAAGTTACGCGGTTCTGTTTTTATCATTTCAGGTTCTGCGCGTTCTTCCGTTTCCGGTTCTGCTGCTACCTGTTCTTCCTTTAATTCCTCCACTTCCTGCGCCGCCGCTGCCATGTTTCGCGCGTATACTGAAGCCGTCGGGCTTGCTGGGTATGTTACTGCTGAGGTATCCAATAGCTTGCCAACCTTGGTAATGGTTCGCGTGCTGCGGTCTTCGCTCCATTCGTCTGCCTCGATTGTAAAGGCAAACGAGCTTTGTGATATATCGCCGCGCTTGATCAGCTTGTAAAGGTCGCGCCCGTCCTGCGTGTCAGCAAGTGCCGCGCGATACTTCAAACCCTGATCGTCTACGCTGAGTTCTAGCGTGCCGTTCGTAGTTCGTGCCAATGGTGCGCCGGTATGGTTTAGCAAAAATCGAACGTCGTCTTCCATGACATTATCGAATGCGCCACGTGCTACGGTTTCTTTGAAGTAACCTAAATCATACTCTACTTCGAAATTGCTTGCATAGCCTTCGACTACCAAAGCATCATCGCCAGCGGCCCGCACTTCTGACGTGCGCAGTTCTACGTTTTCACCGTATTGGCTGCGCAGTTCATCGGTGCGCTTGTCGTCTTTATTGTCCATTATTATTTGTTTCTGAAACTTTATCGGAATAAGCGCCTAGCCTATCCAGTGCAATTTGATTGACTGCAACGGTATGCGTATCGCCTCCTTCCGTTGGGTTTAGTTCTTCCTTGCCCCTGACTTCGTTAATGCTTAGCACGCCGTTGTTGAGCATCTTCGTGTAGAAGTCCGCACGGCTCTGCATATCGCCCCGGTACAAATCGTTTAAATTAAACTTGCTGTATATCTGTGGGCGCTCGCGTGACTGGATTAGCTTACGATCAATTTCCTGCTCGATTCGTTTGGCCCATGGTGCAATTGTGTGCCGTGCAAATTGCAGGTTTTGCTGTTCAACGTTGTTGTATGTTGTTTGGCTTTCGAGCTGTACTAATGTAGGCGGCACGCTAAAAATGCGGCATATCTCTTCAGCCTGAAACTTACGGGTTTCGATAAACTGCGCTTCGTCGGGGCTGATGCTGATCCGCGAATACTTAAACCCAAACGGCAGCAACTTCGTGCCGGCCTGTTGTGCGGCCTTGTTCCAACTGCCTTGGATTATATCCATCTGCTCCTTTTTCAAAGGCTGGTCGCTAGATAGTATCCCCGTCATTTGCCCGCCGCTTCCAAAGTACTCAGCTCCAAAGTCCTCGGCTGCTTTGGCTAGTCCTAAATTCTCACGGTGCAAACGGATGGGCGACTTCCTTTGCAGGTTGCAAATCTCCAACATATTCTCAGCCTGTACGATGCCCACGTTCCGCACGCTATACACTAACTGACCATTCACGGTCTTGCGGTCTACGTCATACAAATCCAAGCACACCAAACTTGTAACGTACCCACGGCCATCGCGCTCGATGAGTGCGTAGCCAACGCCGTTAATGACTGCATTGCTTATTACCGTCTCCCAAAAATCGAAAGCCGTTTGGTATTCGTTGGGCTTGTATTTGATAACGTCATAAGCTGGATGCACGTTAGCCGGTTCTATCTCGCGGCCAGTGCGCTCATATACCTCTAAATCTAGGCTCGCCAAGGTGCTGGCAATCTTGTACACGCAAGCGTAAACCGTGGAAATGGTTAGCGCTGTATTCTCGTTTATGTTCGCACCGCTTACCGTAGTGCCGTAAATGCCTAGGTCATTCGCTAAGGTCTGCGAATCGTACTTACCTACGCGATACCTCAAAAGCGCGTTTAATCTGTCGCGAAGTGTTGCCATATGGGTTGCAATTTACTACAGGGAAATTATATCAAAATTCTGCTCTGTTTCCTGTGGCGTCTTCATGTGTTCGCCAATGCCCATGACCATGGCGACAATTGGGTCGATCTTGCCGCCGCTCTTTTGTTTGTCGGCTTTTATGTTGCCCGCCGGATCCATTTTCAACTCGACGTTTCCAAGCGCCCAACGCAGGACCGGATCGCCATCGTGCCACACCTTGCCCGTTCTTACTAGCACCTCCAGTTGTTTGGTGGGTGACG